GTGTTGAATAGGGAGGACTATATAACGTCCATTTGCAAAAGGCTTGGAGAAGCGGAACACGTGCCGTTCAAGCCGGTATCAAGCGACGGCTGGAATCCTGAGGTCGCGCATTGTCACCGCAATGTAGATAAGTGGGTGGAGGCAAATCCTGGCCATACTGCAGTCCGGGGATGGGTAACCTACGCATCATTTGGAAACTCTCTTGGACTGACCGCACACTCAGTTGTTCGAGATGCTAATGGGCGGCTTTTCGACATTACACCATTAGAAAATGAGTACTATCGAGTCAACATGAATTTCATTTCTCACGTCGGCGATGAGCAGACATTTTTCGCGATAAAGAACTTGGGCATTTGTATCGCTTGCCCGGACAACCGAATCACGCATGCGAGCTCTCGATCCACACAAGATAGTTGATCAAATACCCCTCGTGCACTATCTTTGCGGGTTAGCTCATGCAAAATCACCAAGAACACGCAACCCTCATTTGGCAGATTGCCGACCTGCTTCGCGGGCCTTATCGTCCTCCCCAATATGAACGTGTGATGTTACCCACAATTCAATCGTAGGAAGCCTCACAGCACGCATATCGTGGTTACAACATCTCTATGGAGCGGATATGGCGCAATTACTCAAAAAAGAGTTGGAGAAATTGGAAGAAAAGCATTCGCGGTCTTGCTTGAACATCCAGAAGGATTGCCGGCAAAAGATTTATTGGCAACACTCGAAAAGTCTCTAACTCTCACTGATTTCGAGAAGAGCTACTATCCAAAACACCCTGGCGTGCGACGATTCGAAAAGATTGTGCGATTCGGGACAATAGCACCCGTAAAAGCTGGATGGTTGATAAAAAGCAGAGGCAAATGGGTTCTTACGGAAGACGGCAAGGTTGCATATAGCAAATATAAAGAGCCCGAAGAATTTGCGCGGAAAGCCGGCGAACTTTATCGCAAATGGAAAGCTGGTCAACCTGAGGCGAGTGACGAAGCGGACGATAATCCTCCGGAAAGCGCGAGCACAACTCTAGAAGAAGCGGAAGAGTTGGCCTGGGAGGAAATCTCTCGTCATCTCCAAAATATGAATCCCTACGAGTTGCAGGCTCTTGTAGCAGCTCTATTAAAAGCGATGGGCTATCACGTGTCGTGGATCTCTCCTCCGGGACCAGATAAGGGAATTGATATTGTCGCTCATATCGATCCCCTTGGCACTAGCAATCCAAGGATCAAGGTGCAGGTAAAGCGACATGCAAAATCGATTGACGCAGATGGGCTGCGCTCTTTCATGGCCCTTTTGGGACATCAAGACGTGGGATTTTTGTTTCAACAGGAGGGTTTACTTCTACTGCAGAAAGAGAGGCCAGAGGTCAAGAGACACGCAAAATCACTCTAGTCGATTCAGAGAAACTCTTCGATCTGTGGGTACAGCATTACGACAAAATAGCCGAGACCGACAAGAGACTCCTTCCGTTGAAGGCTGTTTACTACTTGGCAGTTTCGGAATAGCAGAGTTACGAGAATTGTGGAGCAGCGCTCTGGTGAATGATCCGTCGCTTTTTAGTCGTGGTGCTCTCAGTGATGTCGATGTGCTGTCTCGGAAGGATCGGCTAGAGATTGCTCAAGCGCGGTTGCTATGAACCAGCAATATCCCCCAGGAAGGGTCCAGACCAAGAGTGCAAGCATCAGCCCCTCGACACTTGAAATCGATGCCAACGCGAATGCAAGCAAGATCTCTAAGACAATAATTGCACAAGCATTCGCATGTTCACGGAGATGTCGATAGGACTCTACATAGTTCGGAATATGACCTTTTTTCGATCTTGCCTTGCTAAGATTTGAATAAAATTTCTTGCTGAGCGCAAAGCAATCGCTTTGTGCTTCTGCAATTAGCGCAACCTGTATGGTTGTAACCCCGAACAAAATCCAAGGAGCGGCCTGTCCAAGAGCTGAACAGGCCAAACAGTGGTAGAAGTACCAATATGCGCAAACGCTGATCACGAACATTATTAGAATGACGGCTAACGTTCTGCGACCAATAGATGTGCTCAGGAATTGTCCTCTGGTCGAATGAAGGACCAACATCGGAGCACTTGCTATATAACAGTACGCGAGTCCCAGTCCAAGAAGCCCAATCGATCCTCGTGCGTCTTGCATGCTGCTAATTGGTTTTAGGAATGATCCGAAAGGCCCTTGGCTCAAAAACAGCACTACCCCGCACCCCACAACCGTACCAACAAAATATCGGACGAAATAATACTCCCACCAATGGTTGGTTTGTGAAGCACTATCCTTTTCACCACTGTCCTTTTCACCACTATCCTTTTCACTTTCACCCATGAACAAACCTCGATTGGCAAGAGAATTGAGGCTAGACTTACGACAGACTACCTTAGCGTTCCCGCATAAATCCCTGAAACTCTATGTGGTCGGAAGGTCAAAAGCAACACTTGGTTTATCGTAAAAAACTCGTCACCAATTCGTCACCAAAACCCGTCGATTTTGAGGTGTTTTGGGGGCGAGAAAAATCGGAAAAGCAAAGCAGGCAAAGGGCTTTAGGTTAGTGGCCTCAAAATTGACACGGTAGAGGTCACGAGTTCGAGTCTCCTCGTGCCTACCATATTCCTCGGCAGCTTACCGTTCTAACTCGGTTGCATTTCGCGGCACCAAAAAGCTCCATTGAGTTATTGGCCCATTCCTCCCGGCAAACCCTTTTGTTGTTTTTCTGGGAATCAGATTCTAAGTTGTTCAGGCCATCGTGAATGTGGCTTTCGTAATCAGCTTGCCGGTTTACTTGCGGATAATCCGAAGAAAATCAAAAAGTCTGTAACGAATCGACGCAAATCTTCACTCTCTGATAGAGGCACACAGTGCGATCCGTCTGTTTGGCCGTTCTGGAGAGCGAAAAACTTTGCGGGAAATGCTTCGCTGTTCAAAAAAATGAAAGGAAAATTTTCGAATGAAACGTAAATCTGCTTCGTCGCCGGCATCTTTGTCATTCTGACAATCGTGGCCGGCGCTATGCATCTTTCGTCGTCTACAGTTGCAACTCAAGGTTCGACTGCAACGACACCTGTCTTCACCACGGCACAAACTGCGTTCGCCATGATATCCGTCAACCAGTCCACTGGGGCGATCAGTTTTTGCGCTAACAACAGTGTGGTGCCAAGTGGCGGAGGGCAGGAGCCGATCAGTACCTGCAGTGCATCGTCCATCGGCTGCGTCACGCCCACGGCCGGATCCGACAATAGTTTATCGATCCAGGGCAGCGGAGGTGTGGCAAATGGCAGCGGGTCTGCCGCATTGGTGTACAACAACCAAACTGGCCAAGCCGTTCTGTGCGCCGGTTCCGGCGTCGTAAGTGGAGGTGTCGCAAACGTCGTCGCGTCATGTAAGTCCGTCTCCAATTTGCACGGAGAAATTCAATGGGAACATTTCGTCGCGTTTGGTTTTCGGAACAACCGGCTGACCGTGAGCGTGCAAGCCATCGATTAGGGCATGGCACCTCCGATTTTTTTGCCCGAGGAAGTGAGTGGATTCGTTCCCACGGCCGACGGAAAGTTCGTATTTGGCGTCTCGGATTCGATAGCGCTTATATCCCGTGGACGGTCCAGGGATCGCCGACGGTTCCCGGCATTTGACATTCGTCCTGACGGGACAATCATTCTGCCGGAGTACAGCGGCACGGCGAGACGAATTGAAAACCAGATCGGCGTGTTTCTTAGTTATGCCAGCAAGCTGGGCTCTGTGCCGCTGCAAAGTTAAGGCCTCGGAGGTTTTCCGCCACTGATTTCCACAGATTCGTTCACGAGTTCGACTGCGGCGCGCCCGCTGAACTTTAGAATGCTTTAGAGGGAGAGGCAACATGAGGACATCGGATTCAAGACATGAAGCAGACTGGATTCCCGTCGATTTCGAGAAGGCGGAAATCGCGGCCGGAGATAGGCCGGGCGCACATATTCTGAGGGTGAGGGGGAATACTCCGAGCGGTTCCGCTGCCGGTTGCCCGGTGAAGCTCGAACCGCAGATGTACGTGACACAACCTGAGTACTGGCAGATTCAGGTGTTATGGGACCGACGCGAGGCGATTTTCCCCTCTTTGTGTTCTTACGATGTTTCGATTCCGCTGGACACGATTCGGGGCACAAAGGGTGTTGAGGTAACTGGCAGTAACCGCTCGCTGAAGATCGATATCGCGCAGGCGCCCTGATCGGACTCCACATCATTCAGCTTGCAAAAAATCCCGCTCATTGGCCCGGCACTTTTGTGGCACGGCAAAACCGCCGACAAAGTGAATATAACCCTCGTCAGGATAGGACTGCTAAACCAAGGCAATCACGAAGCCGATGATGAGACCATCCTGTTCCGCGACAAAGCTGGTCGGGCAAAAATGAACGAAAAACAACTTGGAAGCATTTGTGCCATCCGTGTGGCTAGGCGAATTGCGCTGCACTAATTTGGAATTTTACCTGAATTAGGCTGCACTGAGACGGGTTTGGGCTGCACAGTAGTAGTAGCGTTAAAGGAATTGGTTAGTGGTACTACTGTGGGAGACGAATCAGAAGGCTTAATCAGACCGACAATGAACGCCATTGCCTTGCTCCTTGCAAGGTGGTTTTCAGCAACCCGCTGAACATGGAATTTCACTTCAGAGAGCATTTGCTCATTGGAGAGCGATGCGACATCGTAAAAGGTGTGCCAGGAGCGAGTGTCTTCGAGCTTAACGGACCCGCTATTGTGGCAGGATGTACATCCATTTCCCTGACATGAAGAACAAACTGCGGTGCCGCCAACCTTGCCGCAGCAGCTTGACATAACGCCGATGCACCCATCCGCGAAGTGCCGAACTTCTAGGGCCTCGGCTGTGTGCGTTTGGATGGTTCCATCGTCAAGAGTTGCATTAACCGTATGAGTAATGTTGTTTGTCATAGAAATTCACCTCAATAAAGTTCTGCTGACGCTGCCGCCGCCTGCTGCGCCAGTTCCTCCACCTGTACCAGCGCCACCACCGCTAGAAACCGTTGTAATGACGCCCATAGGAACAATGCCATCGTTGCTGGAAAGAACTTGGTTGGAAGGAGTGGCAAAAAAGGGCTGAGAGCCGCCAGCATAAGTGGGATCGATTGCATAAACGGCAAAAGTGCCGTAAGAACCAGGGTTCAACGATCCTGAGTTATATGCAACGACGCCAGCACCGAACTGGATGGCGTTAGATGCAACAGCAATAGCGGTAGATGTGCCAACTTGCGTGAGAGGATTTGGACCTGTCGGAGCACCGTTGCTGTTTACAGGATTGCTCTTAAAAGTGTTGATAATCTGGCCTACGCCATTCAACCCGGTGATCGCTCGGCGCGATCCGGCCGCAACCTCTGAAAGGCGAAATCCGCACATCTCGACCTGTTGGCCGACTCCAGCAGCATCTCCGGAAAGAAAGATAGCTGCAGAAACATAAGCTGCCGCAGCATTGAATTGAGTAGTAGAGGGGCTGGTGCTGGAGCCAGATATTTCAACCGACGAAAACTGCCAGGTGTTGCCGACTGTGGACGCGGCCAGCACAAACGAGCACCACATAGCAAAGGCGTTGCCAGGAAAATGGAATACCTGATTCTTATTAAGGTCATATTCCTGAAGACCGCAAAAGAAACGGATGCCGCCTGTCAACGGGGCGACAATTCTTAGCCAGCACTCCATCAAATACACCTTATTGATGTCCACAGGGATCAGTTCGACGCCTTGGAATTGAAAGCCCTGAGATGTGGGATTGACCATCAATTCGGATGATCCACGCGGAAGGCCAGGAATGCCGTGGCGAATCTGAAATCCGAGGTTTGGGATCAGTGATTGCCAATTGCCCATGCCTTGCTCGAAATCGCCATTGCGAATGAGATTGTCCGTAGGCAATGAGAGCGGCAAATCGCCACGAACGATGGATGACGCAAGCGGAGCATTGCCCACTGACACATCCGAAAAAGCAGAGGGAATAAACTGAAGCAGCTTAACTTCGACCGTTGCCACGTTTATAGACGATGAGCCGCTATTGCTGCCGCCGCCGGAGCCGCCACTGGAAGAACTGGACGGATGATTGATCGTGGCATCTAAGATCTCGTAGTCGCCAGCAAATTCCTCGGAGATCGAGCGATCGATCGTCAGCACGTCTCCCAATAGCTGCTCGGCAAAAGAACGGCCTTGTGAGTCCACAGCATCCCAATAGATCGTGAACTGGGCAGTCCAGGGAGCATTGTAGGGAGACGCATCAACACCGAGATTGCGTATCTTCAAGAAATTCAAAATGCGAAACGTGCGCTCACTGGTGTTATTGCCGAGCGTGATATTCAGCGGAACCCGCCTAAATGCCGCATTCAAGCGCAGACCACGTTGGCCAATCGCGTTCTGATGCTTCTCGTGATCGACTGTCGTCGAACGCCCAATAAATCTGCTTTCGGGCATGCCGCAGTAGCCATTTCCGCTTGTCGCATTTGCACCCGGCTGAGCAAACGTGAAACTGATCGAAGTGGGAACACTTGATAGGGTAAACACGCCTGTAAAACTGGGATCGTCGCAGTTGAGAATCTGCACATTATCGTTTTGCAGGAACGGATGCTGGCCCTTTGTTTTCACAGTAACCACACCTGCATTCCTAACGAGACCGTTGTTGGCGGTTGTGTCGATATCGGCTTGATCCATCGGATTGAGATCGTTGTATGAAGCGATGATTCGGTTGGTTGTGCCGTGAAGATCGATCTTGTCGAAATTGCCGGTGCCGGGAACGATGTGATCTGCGGTTAGGATGAACGTGGATACACGCGGCTTGTCGGCGCGTATGAAGATGCGACCAGCGGCCTCATGTACAAAGAGCTGAGACATCGTTAAAAGCTGAGCGAGAGCCTGTTGAAGCTTTACCGAGGACGGGAAGGCAACGCTAGATTCAAACCGCTTGATGCCGTTGCCGATGTTGAAATCACACCATGCGACTGAATCCAGCAACGACGTAAAATCAATCCTCGCCTTTTCGTCCGCAGTGAGATCGCCACCGGCGGCGGCCGCCGCACTTGGAAGCCAATCAGGCTTGAGAACCGTACGAAGGATAAGGTCAAGCACCTGCCATGCTCCGTTGGTCGAAAAGCCGTAAGCGGTTTGGTTGCCGTTAACGTCGAATTGGCGCACCTTGCAACATCGGCAATCTGCGACTACATCGAGAGTCGCGCTTGGAGCTGCCGGATCGGGCTGTACATGAACGGCCAGATAAGCCTTACGGGAGAAGGTTACGCGCTGGAAATTACTTGGAAGCAACGAAAAGAACTGATCAACACCTTGATCGCCTCCCACCGACGTTGGATTCAGTCCTCTTCCCAGTACACCATCAATTCCAGGATGGAAATGCACAACCGTCGTGTCTGCGATGTTGGCCAACTTGCGGTTCAGCCAGAGGCGCTCCAGGCCGTCCCACTCACCCTCGCCGTAAATGTAGAAAGCCACAGTGCTCTTATCAGTGAGCTGCTGGAGAAGGACATTGTTACCTCTAACGCGGTTGTAGCCGTAAGCCAGAGGCAAAGCAATCCCAAGCTGAGCATTTGCGATCTGAGAGAACGCCGCCGATCCTTGCAGTAGCGCGACAGAGCCCATAATCTCTACCTCACCAAAGGCCGGAGAAGCCTTGGAGGAATGCGGTCGCTGCCACCACGGTTGCCGCCACCACCAAACTGAGTTGGCGGCGTAGTCACAGCCACATTCGGAACAATGGTGACGATTGCGTTGAACCTTTCCACTGCTCCATGAACCACGCAGTCGGAAAAGAACTTGGTGCATGAAGTGGCAGAGTCCGTGGCACCGCACTGTGGGCTCTTATAGCGCCAAGTGCAAATCTCATCCTGGACGTCACCCGCAACGTCATATTGAGAGGTGTCAAATAGCTGAAGCATCCGAAAAGACACCTCATCTTCACGCGGGTTCTGCTCAGAAAGAGTCATGTGCAACTCGTCTCGTGCTGCCGCAATCAACGGCGACCAGAAGCGCACAACCGCTAGCGCGCCCTCGAACTCATGGTTCTTCAAGGCCGACGCAACGTCTCGATCAATGGTGTTTCCAGATAAATTCTGCAGAACCAGGTCTCCGGAGTCTGTCGAGAGATCGCGAGTGCGCTTGAATGGACCGGCTGATTTAACCCACGGCAAATAGAACTGAGTGCCTGCAACAATTCGGGTTGGATACACGCCCTCGACATCGGTCCAGAAAAACGTGCTGCCATCGGAGGTTTGAATGTCGAGAAGAATCGTGTCTACAAAGCCGCCATGCTTCGACAGCTCCGCCTGCATTCCGGTTGGAAGTGTTCTAGGCATCTATTGCATTGCCTCCACAGCATCAGCAGCGATGATGAAATCTGAGCTGCCTGCGTTCTTTGTGTTGGTTGGTGAGATTTTGATTCTGTGCAGCCCGAAGGGAACATTGGCAAAAGTCAGAACAGGAGAGGATGCAGCGAGCACAGGCGAGAACATATCTACATTGCTCACGCTGACACCATCAATAGACACTTGGGCGATACCCATGTCCGTATTGCGGGGCGACCAAAGGCGAAAACCATAACCAAGATAAAGCCACTCGGCTGCATCTGCCGGCGACGTGCCTGGGGACCAGTAGGCGAAGCCGTTGAAGTAAGCCGGATTGGGACTGGGGAAAGGGAGTTCCACAGGTGAATTGGTGGTGGATGTGTATTGACTGGGTGCAATGCCAGATTCCAGTTGCCATCCAAACGCCGTGATTTTGGTTCCGGCAGCACCAGGAATAGTCACTCCTACAAGCAATAATCCTTTGTTGTTTGCTCCGTATCCTGACGAAGTGAAGCTGAACCGCTGTGGCACGGTGGACAGCGTGAACGGGCCAGAGTTGTTATTGATGTTCGTGTCCGAAAAATTGAGAGTGACGCCTGGAAGCGCTGCAGCTCCGGTCGGAACACCGAGATATACAGACAATGTGAACGATTGCGATGGGCGTGGGAAATAAGCAACTGGCTGGAAGACACTGGCAAAGTTTACGAAAGAGCCGCTGCCTTTTGTTATCAGATCAGCAAGCTGCCCGCCAAAAGGGTCCGCAGCATTGTCTGCGAGGACGGAACTTGCTCCGTCGAAAAACCATCCTCCAGGCGTAATGTTTACAGATGTGGTGTTCTCCATGTCTTGAGAGAAGAGCAGCAGATTCTTTGTCCGATGATCCCAATTGCCAGTGAGCTTTACCAGATCGGAGCCAAAGCCATCGCGCTCGTCAAACATGATGGAGTCGATTCCCCAGGTGGCGGGATACTGAAACATAGGCAGGCCGGGAATGACTGCAAAGGTTGCTGTGATGTTCACCTTGTCGTTGCCAGCGATTTCATACTGAGGTTCATCCTGAAACTGCCCGCTGTAATAGCGACCGCCATCGATGTCGAAGAGCGTGAAAAAGTCCTGCGAATATTGACGGAACCATTGCCGCAATGCGTTATAGGTAGAGAATTGCCGGTTGTTCCACTGCAGAGAAAATACCGGGCCGCGAGCCACCACGCGCTTTGCATATACGCGACCGCTGCGGGCTTGAGTGCGGGCAACTGTGCTCGGATCGACAATGCGGAGCGGATATTCTGGATTGAATACGCTTGATGCAGTGGGGTTGAGAATGTTGTTTTGGCTCATATCTTCCCCTCACTTTTGGCGCGTTGAAGGCCTGCAATGATCTTGTCGATTCCACCGTTACGCAACCATGCTTCATCTACACTCTGAGCCTGCACAAGAGAACCGTAAATGTGGATGTCGCCGCCAACTGTGCCCCCACTGTTGAGGCGGTGCAGTGTCTGCAAGTTATCGGCTGTGGAAGATTGATTCACGACAAACTCACCCTTACGGAGCACAGCGGGCAGCTCGCCTGGAAGCGTGTTGAAGCTGGCATAGGACGCAGAGACGTATCCGCCATCGTGAAACTGCGGTGGCCCGAAAAGCAGTCCGGATCGGCGTTGGCGCTCGACTTCGAGCGAGTCGATATCTTTTTCGGAAGCCAAGATCGCTGGATGCACTTTGTTTTTCCAAACGCTCTTTCCTTCGTCTTTGAGCTTCTTCAACTCGTCCTCGGCCTGTTGATCGAGTTGGTCGAGTTGCTGATGGGCACTCAGTGAATCAAGCTGAAAGCTCTTGTACTCATCCTCGATCTTTTGAATCGCTGGTTGAATCTGCTTTGTGAAATAGTCGTTGGCCTCTCTCTTACGCTTACTGCCGCCGAACAGGCCGCCAAAGATTCCACCCAACAATCCGACGATGCCGCCAACTATGAGGCCAACTGGGCCGCCTAGTCCGGTGATAAGCCCAAGCAGCGCACCTATGCCGACGCCGCCGCCAGCTCCGGCCAGCGCGCCAGCCAGAGGACCGTGCTGCAGACCAACGCCAAAACCAAGCAGGCCGCCGCCTGCAGCAGAAGCCAGACCCAGGCCAAGCGCTCCTGAGATCAGCCCGGACGCCAACCCGAACGGATTGAGCGCTGCAAACAATGGTAGAGATGTGCCCAGCAGTCCCAGCTTGCCGCCAACAGCGTTACCCAATAGTGGCAAAAGTCCGGCAGCTAATCCAACTCCTGCGCCGCCGGAGCTGAAGAGGCTTTTCAAGCCACCAAGAAGACCACCTTGGACTTGAGGAGCGCGCAACGGTTGAGTGATCGTATCGGCAAAGCTTGCTGTACTGAGCGCACCAGAGGGAGTGAGAAGACTGCTCCCGAGTGAACTTGTAGAACCACCAGGAGCAAATGGTGGCGTTACACCAGTAGTGGTACCTCCAAACGGAGCACCACTCAACCCGAACAACGTGGAAAGGTCGGGACCTGATGCTGATGCGGCCTGTGGCGCAGATGCGGTCGATCCGCCGCCCAGCGGAAGTCCACCCAAACCAAATACACCTGGCGCAGTTGCATTGGCTCCGGAAGAAATAAATGGCGGCGTACCGCTCGCCGTGCTTACACCGCCCAATGCGGGACCAAGCAAGCCAGCCAGAGGATTTCCACCACCGCCGCCCAGAACTCCCGCGCCCACGGAGCCTTGACCAAAAACGATTGAGCCAAGGATGCTGCCTGCTCCTGATTTCATGGAACCCATCGTCAGAAGCCATTGCGCAAGAATCTGAAAGAACAGATGCTCCATGTTTTTCAGAATCGTCTGGCCGATCTTGCCGGAACCAATATCGTTGAAAACACTCTCCAACTCACTGCCAAGCTGCTGGGTAAGCTTTTCGTTTTCCGCAATGATCTTCTCGTTTATCTCGGCATGCACTGCGGCACGCTCTGCCTCTGCAGCGGACTCAATCGCAATGTACTCCTGGCTGCCTTCCTTATATTTACTCAGCTGTGATTGCTCTTGCTTATCGATGGACAGCAATCGTTTATTACTTTCGATTTCAATTTGCGCGTAGGCTTTCAACCATGGCGGAACCGTCGCGAGTGCCGCTGTAGCCTCGGCATCCCTCTGCCGTTCGGCAGTCTGCTCTAACAATTGCGCTCTTTCTTCTGCAGCCTGCTTGCGGCCTGCCGTAATCTGAGCATCGGTTGCATCCCAATACGCTTGTTCTTTCTGAGTAATTGCTACTAGGCGGGTAAGTTCCAGGTCCGTGAGATGGTCGCCTGCTTGAGCAAGAATATTCTTGCGCTCATCTTCGAATTGTTTGATTTTCAGATTACGTTCAGCGTTGATGCGATCCTCGCCCTGCAACGTTGACAACTGCTGTTCAAGGATGAAGTCCTGAGTACCTTGCTCGACCTTGGCGATTTCGAGATTGAGAGCGCGAATCTTATTTGCCGCCTGCTGGTGAATGGCCACTTCACGTTGCTTCACATCCTGCAGGGTGATCAGACTGCGTTGACGTAACCGCTCCACCTCTGTAATTGAGAATTGCTCGTCGGCTCTAATCTTGTCTTCGTCGTGAAGTGACTCGTCTGCCACTTGGTGGCGAAGCGCGAGAGTTTGTTCTGCTGCTTGGCGCTCAAGGTCAACGATCTGTGCCGTGGAGATTTTAGTTAGGTTATCTCTGGCTTGTTCAAACTCCTTGTGATCCCTGCCTAATACGCCATATTGTTTCGACAGTTCTTGAAGAGCCTGCTTTTCTTCAATTGCTGCGCGGGCAAAGCCAGTTTTTCCAGCTAGATCGGCTTGTTTTTTTGAGGCAAGCACAATCTGCTGAAGCTGACCAAGCTCATTCGCTTGCAATTTCTGCTTGTCCTCTTCTAAACGAATACCTTCTGCCTTTAGGCTATTAAGTTGCTGCTCTTTGCGTGTTTCAGCAGCGTCGGCGCTTACACCTTCGCTTCCAATATCGTCTTCGGTCGGCTGGTTTCCACCTTCTTCAAGTTTCTTTTTTTCCTCTTCAATTTGCTGTAGGCGAGCATTGATCTCATCCAGATGAGCTAGACTAGCACCCAAAGTTTCAGGCTCAATCCAGTTCTTTCTGCTGGCCTGAATTGTTTCCTGCTCCATTCTCTTCACTTCTTCCGTGTATCCAGCCATGTCGTCGGTGATCTCAATGATCTTTTTGCCTATCTCACCGATGACAGGGATAACAGCAGCGACAATTGATGCGCCGAAAGCCGCTTTGAAGACTGGGCCGAGCACAGAGCTGTGGGCGATCACATTTTCGAGAGCGCGCGGCATCTCGACACCTAACGTCCGAGTGAGAAGTTGACCGGCGATATGCGCTTGTCGCTCCTCTGACTCGATGCCGCGAAAAGCGCTCTCAGCCTTTTTACCGGAGTTCTCGGCTTCTTCTCCAACCTTTTTGATGTCCTCACCAGCAGATTTGGCCGCGTCACCACTGCCGGTAGCCCAGGCTTTTACACGAGCAAAGAAATCCGAAAATTTTTGCTTCAGACTATCGATCAGCGAAGGTGCGCCATTTTGATCGAGGTGGAATTCAAGCTCCAACTGTGTGGCCATTCAGCGCAACTCCTTTCTGCATTTGTGGCAACGCATGCTGACGGTGCTGTACTGAAAAGCTCCGCAGTATCGGCATGGCGGGTGCTTGCCAACAAATTCCTGACGCGCCGCCTCAATTGCGCGAAGTCCCTCGGCTTCGCCATCGGTAAGGTGAAATTGGACACCAGCATGCATCATCGATTTAAGCCACAGCATGTAGACGACAAAGTCCCTATATCCTGGTGAGAGATTGCTGTTTGGGCACAGTTTGGCTAGAAGAGCGTCATCAATCTCACCAGAGATGGACGCATTGGCCAGAGCGCGATCCGCGTCCTGGCTGTGGAGCTGCTGTTCGAACAGCTCCACAGCCGCCATGCGGACTCCATCGTGATCCTGGGAAACGGTGATCATTCAGCCTCTGCCGTATCGACTGATTTTGAAGCTCCCGCAAAGAGAAGCTCAACGGCCTTTACTTTGTGGAAGCCGTCCATCTCGTTGCGTATCTCGGTAACGTCGGTTAAAGGCCGGTCCTTCACTTTGTAGCCATCCACGCTAAGAATCAACTCGTCATAAAACGAGAAAAGAAGCCTGTGGCGAAGAGCATGGATGGTTTTGCCGTTGCGACTGCCTCCCACAACACGGCTCTCGCTGCTAGCCCGATAAAACTTGCGCCGATGTTCAGCGGTCACTGGGGCAAAGCGGTGAACGAGCCCTTCATAGCCACTCATCTTGCCGGGTTCGGTAATTCCCCATGCGGCTGTAAGGCCAATTTCGATGCACTCAGGGTCGAATGGACGATCCTCGCCAAATCCTTCACAAGGGCCAACGAACCGAAGCAGCCACGCTGCAGGCCGCAAATGCCGAGGCATGATCTTGGCTTGCCATCCGGGTTTGGATGTGAAATCTCCTCTATAGCCATCCACCCTGATGAGTTTTTGCTGAACCAGATCAATGCCAGGATTCTCCATGTCCAGCACGGTGATTTGCGATTCTTTCTGATTCTGAGTGGTGTATACCACTGCCTCATAATAGGTTTGCCAATCGGCTTGAGTTAGGCGAGAGAAGTAAAAGGTGTAGGGAAACTTACCATCAATGAAGGAGACAGCCCTGTCGCCATCGAGCGGCAACAACGCTCCTTCACTGACTTTTTGCAGCACCGGTTGTGTATCTTCCATTTGATTCGCTCCAAGTTTGTAATGAATGTGATCGGAATGGTCCTATTGATAAAGCCGTCTATCGGGCAGGTAGCGAAGCGGTGCGACCTGCAGGCCGCGAAGCGGTGCGGCCAGATCCGGAAGCGAAGCGGTGCCACCGGTACTTCAAGAAGGAGGGACACGGCAACAAATTGACGTGCCCCGGTTATTTCAGCAGATCCCGTCAAGAGCGATGGCAGCATTGGCAGTCATCATGGACTCACGTATCTTCCTGATAGCCGCCGTCTGGTCAGCGCACTTGGGAGTGTTTTCAAGCACCACTTTGGCGAATTGCTTTGCGGCCTCTCTGATCGCCGAATACTTAGGCAGCTGATCCTCGCGAGGCGAGTGGTACTGGAAAATGGTTTCCAAGTTTTGCATCGTCCTCCTTTCTACGCCGCGATCATGTACGCGGGAACGTTATTGATTACCGTGGCCTGAAATACTTCATTGACGCCATTCTTGATGACGTCCTGATCGCCTGCCGTGAGTTGCCACGTCAACTCGACTCCCTGGGCGGAAAGCTGGGTTGTAAAAAAAATGCCGGGAAACTTCATCAAGAGCTGCTGAGATGGGCCGCTGTTGATGTTGATCTGCAGCTCTCTCAGCGTGTCGTTAATGAAAAGACTGCGCATGTCATCGACGTCTTTGGCCGCTACCTGCAAGGTGCAGGTTGCTCGCTGCTTCAGAACCTTCATAAAGGTGGCGAACAATCCTCCACCCGGCGCCCGATGCGGAGACATATCCATGGCAAGATGCACCTGCCACTCTCGCACACGCTCCTTGATGCTGCTGAGAGCAGTCGTAGCCAGCGGCAGAGCAGTTCCCGCAATCAATCCGGCCGCAGGAAGTTGAAATGGAGCGCCAATGGCATTGGGTGCGACGTTCTGTTTGGTCTCCGCGCCGGTAGCGGTCGAGATGTACGCATTCCATCCGGTGGCTCCGAGCATTGCTGCCGGCGAGATCACTTGTGGAACGCTGTTGGCCGGAACCACTATCGAAGACTCAGGCCCAGCAAGAGTTTCTCCGGCGGCTGTCGTGTACGTAATGCGCACGAAATAGGTGGCACCCGCAAGCGCTCCATTCACCACAGGAGCGAGTACAGGAGCAATCTGCGGTGAAGGAACGCCGATCAGGATATCGGTATCTGACGCCAATAGGTATTGAGGAACCGTGATTGGAGGAAGTGGAACCGCGCCGTCGACATATTTTCCGGTACCGACCATTTTGAACTGTGCCTGGGCAGTTCCGGTGTCCTTGCCTGTAATGACCAGATCTGAAATCGCCAAGTCCGGCATTTGGTAAAAGATGTCGTTGGTGTCCTGAAATAAGACGCTAGTCACCGGCATCTGGTTCGACGATTGAATGAATTTAAAGACATGGGTAAACGGGCCAGCGCCGCTGACCACTACTGAGCCCATGCTGAAAGCCATGAGCCAACCGGCAACGAAGCTATCCAGATCCCAGGTGGCGTCGAATGCCGTGGTGTACTGCGTAGGCACCTTCAACGTTGGCCACTGGTGACCTTTGTTGGCCAACTGTTCATCCGAGAAATACTGCTTCTGGATTTGGGCAAACGATGTGCCGGGAAGACGAGGCCGTTGCGTGTAGCTGGCCAGCGCAACCGGAACCTGCAGCGCGGCCTGCTTGTTGGGTGCAAGGGCCAGATTGCGCACCTCTAATAAATGTTGCGGCTCATAACTCATTGTGAATCACTCTCCCTTTTTTGCGCCTTGGTGGGCGCGATCTTTTCAATAGGTGGCTGCGGCTTCGGAGCGATCTCGAACAGCGGGTGGCCATCGATCATCTGGATGCTGAGCACTCTCAACCAATCGAAGGCTTTGGTCACGCGTTGTGTTTGGCCGGGCGCGAACGAGAATTCATGTCGACCGTCGTGAACGCGCACAAGCGTTCCACCGGACCATTTCGCTCCAAACTCGCTCAGTTGCACATCAACAAAATCTTCCCCTGACATTTATTCCTCCTCAAAATTGCGCTATAGCTTGGACGCGCACACGAACCGAATACCAAGTACCGTCCTTGCCATACTGCTCTGCGCTGACACCTGCAAGCTCCACTGGGCCTGTTTGTGATGTCCCGCCGTCCAGCGGAAGCCTTTGTCCCGCGAGAGTAGCGCGTACCGAATCTACGAGCGCCTGGGCGCTGCTTCGTTCTTGTTGCGCGGTACGCAAGTCCTGTGCTCCGACGAAGACCAAGAAATCGTGGTACGTCTGGTACGTCTTGCGAGTCGGGTCTTGACTCGGATTGTCCTGCGTAGCATCGAACATCACGAGCGCGGCGGGCGGAATCGCCACCAAGTTTCCCTGCTCATCGAAGTCTTTACTCGACAATCCGTCGACCTGCACCCCTGGTAATAGCGGACTGGAACGCAGGACGGCAATCAATCCATTCTCGGCATCATCGATCTTGAATTGAGTGGGCATCTACTGTGATCCTGTCTGTACGTACCGCTCAATGGCTGCCTTGATCTTGCCTGGATCTTCAGGGCGGACGACAAGAAAGGGGCGAGCGGGAATTCTCACCTTGCGTCCGCGACCCGCGAATCCGCCTTCCTGCTGGATGCGCGCATACTTGAGGTTAGAGCCGATGCGCAGCACGGTGCCGGAAATCACGTACTGCGCGTTGTCGGTCACACTGCTGCGAAGCCTACCGCTCTGAATGAGGATCTTCCGGCCTGGACCACCTTTGCCACGCTTCAGAGTTGCGGGAGACAGCGCACGCCACGAACCAACTGGCGAACCCTGATCCTGAAACGTGCGAATGATGGAGCTACGCATGATCTGTCCGACGATTCGCAGAATAGGTTGCGGATTCAATCGCTGGCTGAAGTTGCGTAGCGCTATCTGCAACTGCTGATCGTTAATGGTGACGCCGATTGTGGGGATAGGACTCACACGTACCCCGCAAGATTGTCGTCGCTGAAGCGCTCAGCGTTCTGTGTGGCCCTGACGTCGCCAGATCCGGACTGAGGGACAGCCGCAACCGGCTGATCGAGCGAAGCCTTGCCAACACCCACATCGCGAAGAAACTGAAGCGCATACTCATAAGCTTCGCTTACATCCTTCTTCATCCTCTTGCGGCGCTGGTACAGGAACCATTCCGCAATCGTGAGCGTAAGTCCATTGACTTGATTCGACGACTGAAGAGGGATGGTGTATCTCTGCCGACAGTAAGAGTCGATCAACGCCGACGCCTCGTCCAATATGTCCGAGACAATCTTCACGTTGACCTGTCCGGAGTTGGTGTCATCGGTCAACTGCACCAACTCGGACGGTGTAATACGGCGAGGAGAGAGATCGTCTTGAGTCGCGTAAGCCATTAATCTTCCCTCGCTACGCGCTGAATCACTTCAGTGCCGATGGAGTCTGCTTCCTCTTGCGTCAGCTCGAGCACAGATCCGACAGCATGATCCTGGCCATCGCGACGCAGGGGGTACAGAACGCGGTAATTTCTTTTAGGTGATTTATCGTTAGCCAATTTGTTTATTACCCCTTTCAAAAAGGATTTGCTAGGTTCGCGGATTTAGTTGAAGAGCAATCTGACCGACGTAGTGGAAGCATCGGTCTGGACGCACACGTCCTGGCCGGGCGGGACCTGCGCTCCCAGGTAGTACGTTTGAATTGGCGGATTGACAACCGGCCCTAGAACAACTGTGGTGCCGGTTGCGCAATTGGTGCCAGTGCCAAACTGAATCGTGAAAGAGCCGGACGAGCCGGTAGATTTCTCTACTAAGACCGACCTGATGTAAGTCTGCGATGTTGAGGGCGCGGCGATCACCCGCGTGAGCGTGGATGTTGCAACGGCGGGTGAAACATTGCTCAATTCGCCAGTCTGCAATATGTTGCTGCCTTGCGCACTGGCCCCAGCGCTGACGAATCTCAGCTTGAGCAAATTCTGCTCACCAACTTGTTGCGCGATCACGTGGGTGGAAGGGGCGGTCATCAACCCTAATAGGGCTGCGCCAACCACGACTAGCACAATGGATATCTTCCTCGTCATTCGTCTCTCCTTTAAGAACGATGATTTGCTACTTTGACGCCGCCCAGGGCTTTCGCCCTGGACGGCAGCTCTGGCGATTCTCCGCGACCTCCGTCGTTTTGGATTTCCGCCGCGTCGAACCACGGCGGAGACCTAAGCGACGGCGTTATTGAACAGATACGCGCTGATGTTGCTGGTCACTTGCTGTGCGTAATAGAAATGGACGGCCAACTCGTCTGCCTTCGCGCTGGCAGGTGTCAGACGCGCAATTTCAGTACTGAACCCCTCCACTGTGCCGGGTGCGTTCTTCCACACAAACGTCTTTCCAAAACTGACATCAGCCGGACTGGCGTTCTGTTGCACGTACGCAAGAATTGCAACCTTTCCCCACACGAAACGTGGCACTGCGTTTTGATCGAGCTGGACCGCCGATGCCAATACAACCTTGGCAACACCAAAGACAGCAGCCAAATCGTCCAGGGTTACTTGTCCGCCTTTGGTATAAACGAGGCGCTGGATGATCGCCGGATGAACCCTCAGCTTCTGATAGACAGGATCGCTGATGATCATCACGTTTGCTTCCTGGCCAATCTGCCGAATCACAGACTTGCCAGTCTCAACGTCGCTGATAGGGGAGGAATCAGCGAGGGCAGACCATTGCGATCCGCCAGCCAAGGTGACAACGTTGGTATTGGCATAATTGGCCGGATTCGCTGCAAGCGCCGCAGCACGGACCTCTTGACGCAAGAACAACTTATCCAGAATGGTTTGCGTGGCCCACTGCTCTACGTCGCCTGCGCTAAAATTGGCCCGTTCTTCGTCAGGAATCTCTCTCGCCAGAGAATGATCGGGACAGAAATAGCGGTTCTTTGAAAGCGTCTGCTGGATTCTCTCAGCCGGAGCTGCTGGAGCGCGCAAATCGTTTTCGCGCAACGCCTGATTTTCACGTCCAAATATCCAATAGAAATCTGATTGCGCTTCGACGGGGACTCGCGGCAGTAGCACCTCAGCCACCATCGAATTGTTACGGTAGAGTTGCGCGAACTGCGAAAGCGCAACGTCAATCTTCCCCTGTACCGGATTTACCATTGCACCGGCGAAATTGATTGGTCGAGTTGCCATCTAGAAAAATCCTCCCTAAACGTCGTTCCCTTCAGCACGAAGGAAAAATGATTGGTGTTTATGCGCTTAACACTGAATGCCACTGCCCAGCGACTGCGCAGGAAAAGTTGGCGGTCTTTCCGCCAGGAATTGCGAATGCGGCATTGACGCCAAGAGAGTTGATTGCGTCATTGACGCCGGGGAATAGATTCATGCTGTTGGCTGCTGCGTTGGTGACCGTCTGCTGAACTCCCACGCTTGCGGCCACCAGTTTTACGCTGTCTCCAACAGAGGCGACAACCGTTACGCGATTCAACACGGCCGGAAGCAGTGTGGCGTTTGCCTGTCCGCCGCCAGCGAACGCAACAATTCCATTCAGACTGGAAACGGTTGGAAGCGAGCCAGCGTATCCTGTGCCAATTCCGTTGGCATACCACTGGCCAGCAGAGACGCAGGAGTAGATCACGAATGAACCCTGCATCTGCGACACGCCGATGCCAGCCGGCACATCGTTGATGACATCGTTTCCAGTGCCAAAAATCTGTGCCGGATTGGCTCCGTGATTGATCACCATGATGGTGAGCCCTCTCTGAGCCGGTGGTAGAACGCAACTATCGCCAACATTGACAACGGTTCCGATCCGGTTGATCTCCGCTGTGAGCGGAGTTGCATTTGCCTGTCCTCCTCCAGCGTGAGCCACCAGATTGTCGGCGAAGGATTCAAAAAAGAATCCGTTCAGCGTGAGGCTCGAAACAATTGGGCTGGCCGCATTGTCGATGGTGCGGAATGGAATCACGAACAGCAGAAACTCATCTCCCTGCTGAACCGCAGCTTCGAGAGCTATGCCGACGACTTCGTAAAAAGTTCCAGAAACGTTGCCGACCGGAGCAAGCTGCCCGGTCGCGCTATTGATGATGACCCACTGATTGCGAGCAATCGGACCATCGGCGATTGCCGTGACTTCGCCGAATTGGATGAGAGGAACCGGATCGCCAGCGTTGATCGTTGGAAGTGCGGTAACGCCCAAAGCTCTGGCATTGGGCGCGGCTGGCAATGTAACCGATGCAGGGGCAGCTCCTGCGATAACGGCCACGCCCGCCGCCAGCGGAACATCTCCCGCATACGTGCGCGTGAGATTGGGCGAGATAACTCCAAACTGCGACTTAGCCATAACCTTCCTTTCTGCGCCCGATCAGCGGCGGCGGCCCGCGAAGAGACTCATTTGCATTACGCTGATAAGATCAGCGCGATTTAGACATTCCCCACTGCTGCAGCACCCGGCTCGTACTCGCCACTGGCGCGCAATCTCGTAAGAGCTTCTCCGTAGGAAATCTTCTCTTTTGTAGATAGATCCTTTGCGGCTTCGGCTAGAGAAACTGAATCCATATCGACCACAACCCCGCCTCTCGGCGAAGGCTCGGTGAACCGGACTGATTTCTTGGCACCTTTGCCTGACGCGGCTGTTGTGACGACGATTTGTCCATCGGGCACCATCTTGGGCAGAGCCAGCAGGAAATCCGCGAACACTTCTGCGTGGGGCTTTTCGACTTTCTTGTCGCCTTCGCCAAAGCTGACCTTGGTTTCCACCAACGCAAGCTCGGTGAAGATCTGCGGAATGCCCATCTTGTCGAAGGCGGGAATCCATCGCTGACCGTCTTTCACGCGCTTGATTTGCGCCTCGGCATAGCTGGCGGCAGCCTTTTTCTTCTTTGCGTTGGCTTTGCCGCTGTTCGGCTCGTCATCCTCCTCATCATCGTCGTCGTCATCGTCGCCATCGGCGTCGCCTTTCGGCTTTCCGGCAAACTTTGCCAACTGCTCCTCAAACTTTTTGGCCGACTCTGCGATTGCATCGGCAATGCGCTTATCAAGCTCCTTCTCGTTCATCTCTGCAACGGTCTTGGGCTTCATCAAATCGGAAAAGAATTTCTTCAGCGATTCCATGAAGCTCTTCTGCATTTGCTCAGGGTCCATCTCATCCTCCTTTTCGTTGAAATCAACTGCTATTGCTTCACCAGCGCTGAAAGAAGCAAGCTTCACATCAGCAAGGCCCTTCACCTCGGGCGGCATTGCGCCGAGGAAACCGACGTGCCGCAGTGCCGGTCCACTGGCAGTGCGGTAAAAACTGATAGAGCGTTTTTTAAAGCTGCCAGCGCGTACTAGTTCCTCAAATGCGGCTGGCACCTGCTTCAGCCTGCCCTGCAGCACATCTCCAACGCGGCGAAGCTTCTCCACCCAGCCATACGCGGGAGCGTCGTCTTTAGGGTGACCGACAACCACCGGAGCTTCGTGTTTCCCCGGATCGTAGAGCGCGATCATCTTGTCGATGTCGGCGGTGGTATACGATCCGTTGTCGCCATAGTCTCCAGCGCGAAACAACTCGACCCACTGTCCATTCAGAGTGCTCATGCTTCTGGTTCTCCTCCAAATCCATCGTCAGGTACGCCTGCGGCTGCAGGCGGAATGCGGCGCAGTCCAGGAGTGTCCGCTTCGTCGTCGACATCGTCCGGTCCCTCGGCGGTAACGAGACACCGGCAGTTGAAGCCAAGAGGCGGATACAGCCGGTTCCACACAGGATCGTCATTGCGTGCAGCAAAACCGTTTAGAACGGCGTGAGCGAGCCGGACGCGAGAATCGCCAGCCGTGCGAAGCACCCAGTAAGGAAGCGCGGCCGCTACGGCGGGATCAGACATTTGCTCAAACCGGCCGTTGCTGTATGCCGTCATTACGTTCGTCTGAAAGACCGTGTCGATCTGAACCTTTGACAGCCGCTCAATTCCTGCTTCGTCGGTCAGCTCATCCACGGCTGCGCGAAAATCTTCTTGCGTTCCGCCGCTTTCGAGAACATCTGCCAGGGCACTCTTGATCTGCTGGATCAGCCTGAGATCGCTGATGCCGGAAATGGTGAACGCCTGCTTCTGATACTTCTTGGCAAGCCCATCAAAGGCATCCCGCTTGATTCCAATCAGCTTGATGATGCGATCAATGGCAGCGGTAAAAGGGACATTCTCGAAGCCAAGTTCATCGGCGAAGCTTGCCGTCGTCGCCGCACGAAATTGCCTGCCAGTCTTTTTCTGGGCATCTACAAGAACATGGGCGCGGCCCATCAGATCGAACGCAGCCAGATAGCGCGCATACACGCCGCCAAGTTCCCTTTGAAAGGAATCGGTCAGAAGATGCGGGGCCACAGTTGAAAGAGCGCGATGGTGAACGGAGATCATTCGATGCTCCCTCCCCTAAGCCCTTCGGCTACTTCGTGGATGCGCTTCTTATAAAGATCTCCGAGGCGTCCCTGAAGGGAACCAAGCAAACTACGCACCTCGCGAAGATTGTGGCGGGCAACTGCATCGCTCAGACTGCTGATCGCGGCAGCGCCGCTCGATATCGGCGCGCCAGGAGCACCGGATGGAGAGAGCACTTGATCTTGTGGACCCGGCTCTGGAATGCCATAACGGGATTGCATGTACTTCTTTGGGATCGGTACGCCCATGGCTTGCGCCTCTGAATCGATCCCGATGCGCTGAACCAGATCTTCTTCATCTTCCTTATCGATCAGAAACTTTGGCGTTGGGACGTTGGGGCCGAAGTTCCAAATGGTCAGCCGCCGTAGCAACTGATTCGTGATGATGGTTTCGAGCTGACCGGCAAGCTCGATATCTTTCAGGAAAAACATCTTGCGATGAACGTCGCCCTGGCTGCGCGATCCCGTTCCTCCCTCGTTGCCGTAAGTGGTGAGCGTTTGACCGAGGATGACGCGGGCGATCTTGTAATTCATCTTGTCGTGCAGCTTTTCGTACACACCCGGATTCTGCGTGCGCGATGAAGTGAGCAGTTCCTTCACCACCTGAAAATTCGAGGGAACGGCGATGGCAACCTTCTCGATCATGGCTTCGGCGGCCGCCAACGCCTTGCTCTTTTCGTCGTCTGTGGCTCCAGGCTGATACATGACTGCGGCGGTGCCTGGACCTTTCTCAGCGAAGCGCAGCCAGAAACGCACCGTCTGGCGCTTGAACCAGCTCGGCCAAAACACGCGACGCAGCAGCGGGCGCCCGCGACGATTGCCGGATCGCGGACGAAAGCTGAAGATCAAGAACTTTTCTTCGGGAACGAGATCGCCGCCATCGACGGCGTAAGGATTCTTCAACAGGCGAAGAGGCCCAGATTGCATCATGTACTGCGGATTGAAGCTGAACAACTCCTGCGGCAAATCGTGGATCGATGACAGTCCGGCTTGTCCGGAGCTAACGTCATAAATCACCTCTGATATGGACAGACCATATCCAGCCGCATCCAGCAGAGCCTCCAGCACTCCGCGAAAATTGGACAGTCCTTCGACTTGCTGCTTGCAGAATTGCGCCGCATCCTGCGCCGGGCCGGATTCGTCGCCCGGTAAAATCTGCCACTCACGCGACAGCACGGCCAACTTCAGCATTTCGAGCGCAGAGCCAACATCGTCATCCTTCTCTTCCAGTTCACGATAGAAAAGGAACGCTGTGCGGAAATCACGAATCATCGCTGTCCAGATCACCGTCGGATCGCTCACACCCACGAACGCATTGGCCAGTGAGAGCGTAGTGCGGTAGACGCCTTCAAGCACATCAGGCGTAGCTAACGCTCCCTTTGGGGCCTTGGCAGGCAGATCGTCCGCTGCAGACATGTCAACGAATTGGTCAGTTTGGCTCATGCGTACACGTGCGCCTGGCTCGAAGAGCTGGCGAGAAAGTCGGTTGAGATGGAGGGACCGGAAGCAGCGGCAATCGCCAATGCCAGAGACCAGAATTCATCGGCATGGCCCTGCTCGGTGCGCTCCGCGTCAAATCTGAAATGTCCCGTCGTGCTGGAGTACCGTTTCACGGCGTTGATGCTTCGCCGCAGTGCTGGAGCCGAAGCTATCCGGACACGGCGCTCTTCGAAGGCGCGTTTGGTTTCGGTCGCCATTGCCTCTTTGTTGGCAATGGTGAAGACAACCTCTTCAACTTTTGGACCGTGCTTGAGTTTGAGATCCTCTGCCAACTGAGCACCGATGCCGGTTGAGTCGACGCAAGAGCGTAGAGAGCGGCGCGTTACCGGCTCGATCAGATCGAACTGGGCGCGGAAAGGAGTCCGCTCCATCGTGTTCATGCGGCGCATCCACAGCACGTCACCAACCTTTTCAAGTGCGATATCTACTGTGCGGTCTTTCTTACGGCCAATATCGACGCCTTGATACACGTTGCCCACTAAGCTTTCTACCGCCAGATCGACTGTGGCGTGGGCACTCTCGCAGGAGACCACCAACTCCATCGGAATGTAGTTCTGGGCGTCGGCCAGGAAGGCGCAGCAGTACTCCTGCAGCCATGTGTCTTCGTCTCCCGCCGCTTCGCGTAGTGCGGCGACGTCGACAGGACATCTCTCTTCCACAGCCGTGTAGATATCGAGCCAATGAACAGACCAGATTCCCTTGGTCCAACGGCATTCCTTCATTCCACCAAGCGGATCGACACTTGCCTGCCTGCAGATGTCCCAATATTTCCCCGATTGCCCGTTCGGAGTGGAAATCACCTCAAGGCTGTGGCCACGGCTGATGATCGCCATAGCGCCGCGCCAGATCTTCATGGCATCCCGATGAAAGGCGAATTCGTCCAAGACAACGTCGCCGCTGAATCCGCGAATGGTGTCAGGGTTCGCGGGCATGGCGATGATGCGCGATCCGTTGTGGTGAAACGTGATCTGATATGCCTTTTCCGTCGTATCTGGAAACTCGATCTCTTCGAAATCGAAAGCCTCTTTCACAGCCTGCAGATGAACTTTGCAGTATTCGATGGCTTCTTTCGATTGCCGCTCCGAGGCAGAGATCCAAACCGTAGTGCCTTTGGTGGCTAGACGACGGCGAACATGGCGAAGAGTCGTTGAAAAGGTCAGGCCAGTCTGCCGGCCTTTCACCATCAGCTTGAAGCGAGACTCATCCTCGATCCATCTTTTCTGGTAGGCGTAAAGGACAACCAACGCGGTAAGCGTGGCCACAACTCCACCTTTTTCCACGGCGCTCACTGCCACTCTCCCGTTTCAATTTGCTTGGCAATGCGACATGCCCTTCCTCCAACCTGCTCGGCCCACGCCGATTTCAAGAGCTGCTGTGCTGCAAGTGGATAGTCGCCGGATTCAATGGCGGCAAGCGCTTTGCGGAACTTAAGAAGTCCCTTAAGTCCGAGATTGAAAGACATGTTCACCAGCGCCGCACGGCGGGCAACATCCAGGCGTTGCGTCCACGGCAGAGCACAAATTAGTGCATTCGTGTGGCTGCCGATGTCGTTCATCAGAAGAATCTCGGCCTCAAGTGCTGTCACGCCGACGGCCTGCAGATTGCGCCCGTATCCAATGGTCAGGATTCCTTTTGAATCCGTATATGGCTTCAATCTCAGCCCCTCATCCCTGATGAGCTGCGTTATCAAACCACGAAGCTTGAGTTGTTGCGATTGATCGTTCATTGGCCAAGTCCGTAAATTTCGTCGATCTTCCTCTTCAGCTCTTCCGGCGAAAGGTTCTTCTTCTCGTCGACCTCTTTCTTAAGCGCCTGTGCCTTCTCTTGCATTTGAGCGATCCGCATCTCCAGAGCCTTCTCGCTGGTCGACTGCTTGCGCTCGTTTGTGGCTTGGGCGCGCTCCATGATGTCGAGCTTCCGCTGCTCGACCAGCAGAAGGCCCAGCTTCAGAAGCTCACTGCGAAATTTCTGCTGATCTTTGGCGTTGGAGGACTGCATGAGCGCGAAGATTTGATCGCCGAGAGCGTTCCTGACCGCATCGGGCAGATTCTCAAATCCTCGCACTGCAAAAGCGTTCGCGAATTCACGCGCTGCCTGCGCCCTTGCCAGCACTTCAGCCTTTACCTGCGAAACGCGCAAGTCATACCAACGATGCAAAGAGACTTGGGGAAGTCTCTTATCGGGAAATAGCGCCAGTACCTCTGCAGCAACTTTTCCCCACTCTTTAAAGTCCGGAGAAAGCTGCTCGATCTCGTCCCATGTCCGCCCGGCGACACGTTCGGCCTGGATGCGGTCGCGCAGCTCGACCGGCAGCCGGTCGATCTTTAGCGGCTGCTGCGTCTTGCGCTTCTCTCCGGTATGCGGGCGCTTTGGCACTAGACCACCTGCACAAGCGGATCAGTCTCGACCTTGGCCACGATCCTCAAGCCATGCGCCGTGATTTGTATTTCGCTGATACGAACATCTCCGGTGGCGTCATCCTTTTGCTGGCGAAATTTGAGATAGCTCATCTCCCCAAGGTCCTGCAGCAAAGTGCGCACGTCGTTCTGGCTCACCGAATATCCAAGGTCCTGCAGCAGGCCCCATAGGCAAAGATCATCCAGACGGCTTTCCTGCTTTAGGTGCCCATTACGAACGAGCGACAGCACAACGCCTCTCCACCGCTTCATCTGTGCTTCACGCTGAATGCTGCTCATCTCTTGTGCCTTTCGATCTGTGCTGATGTTTCATTTCTTCCATCGAGCGCTGCAACTCATCCTGAGAGTCGATCACGCGCTCTAGTTGCGTTCCGACATAACTCAATAAGCGACGCTGCTCGATTCGTTCGCGGTCATCTTTATCAGTGAGCGACCGTACCGCGTCGGCAAGCTCCTGCTGTGAAGCGGCCATTTTCTGGCC